TTTCATTCTTAATCCACTTCAAGTATTGGTTCACCACTACCTCTACCCGTCTTAGCCACTCTAAGAATGTTAGGATTAGTACTAAATGTTTCAACCGGTGATAATCCGTCCGGTGTAGTTGCTATTGTTTGATACGAACCTTTGAAATAAGAACGTTGTAATCCCTCTGATAAATTATTCTTAAATCGATAGTGTGTTGGTAGATATCCATTTATAGCCTGAACCTCTACAACATCATTTCCAATTGCAACACTACCACTAAACGGTAAAACCGAAACTCTATATTTGTTTCTTATTACTGGTTGTTTTCTGTATTTTATTTGGTCACCAGGCTGATATCCTGCCACAGGATATCCAGATATTTGAACTTGCTCAAATTCCGTATATTGTTCTTTAACTAAGAACATAGATTTTCTACTTCCAGTTGTTTCTGAATTACCAAATACACCTTCCCAATATCTAACCAAACCATTACCTTTTTTAGCATACAATCCAAATCCAGCATTTGCCAATGAATCTCTTTCCATTCCTATTTGAGTAGATGAAAATACATCAACACTACCAAGTAAAGTTTCTCCAGTTGGACAGAATATATTAGCAGAGCCCGTATTTGGATATGTAGGAAATTCCGTATTTAAATTATTACTTAAATTATAAACTATACTACCATGATACGAAGGGTTTGTACCTTCTAATAATATATTATCGTTTGCTTCAACTATTGTATCATAGTTTGGTAAATCTACGTTAAATTCAGTTAAATCTTTTAAATCTAAAACAGAATTTTTAACCAAATATTCCAAATCTATTTTAGTATCATCCCTAGTATCCACCGTTGTATCATAATCATTTTTTAATGATTCTGCTTTTCTCCAACTAGTTTTACTTCTTTCTAAATAGTGAGGTTCGATTAATAATCCCTTTGATATCTTTGCTCTAGCAGGTGCTAAATCTGCCATAACATCAAATAGGGATTTATCAATATATTTTACTAAACGTATATATTCATAGATATCTCTATTCGCAAGTCTTTCAAAATAATATTCTCTTAAATCTTCTAATTTTTTATAACTATCTTTATATTCATCCGATGGGTCACCAATATAGTTATCAATATTAAAATCACCAAACGCTTTTAAGATATCCATATTCAATTCTTTTGTTGGTGAAAAGAATAATCCTAAACGATTTGTATCTATTGGTGCCTGGTCAAATGCTTTTTTAGTTGCTCTAGTTTTGTATGATAAATCGGTAACCAATGATGCTGATTCAAATCTTATTTTATTAGAATATGTTAATCCCAACGATGGTACATTAGCTGTTACCGTTCTATCGTATGGAGTGTATTGATATGGGTATGTTGGTGCAGACCACATATTACTTGCCGATGCAAATTGTTCTCCATAACTCTCATTGATTGCTACGTTTTTAATATTAGGGTCTAAATTTCTATCTTTTGGGTATTCAAAATCCAAACGGAATACTAAATCTGCAGTAGATGCTGTAAATGAATTACCATTAATTGCATCTGGAAATAGTGTGTGATTTTCAAACTTACTCCTTTGCAATGGCGTTTTCCATAAACGGAATTCATCTAAATTACCATCAAACCCATTACCACCAATTTGTAAATAAGAACCAGTCTCCCATTGAGTATCATCGGTTGCTAAAGACATACTAACAAATGTAGTTATTCGACTTCCATTAGATGTAGCTAACCATACCTCAAACCAAGAAGATGAGTCAGGACTATTATGTCTATTAATTAATACGTTTGTATAGTTTTCCGTTGATATAGGAAAATCTAAACTTCCTGTTTTTAAATCAGGTCCATACGCGTATGGTTCATCATCTATATATGCTATATAGTATTCAGCAGTATTTGATATACTTTCGGAAAAATAAGTACTTGTTGATTGGTCACCACCAAAATTTAATTCTAATTTTGCAAATGAACCAGTTGTTTTTACCAAATCTAAACTCCATTCACTTCCCGATATCAATGTATATATTGGGTTTGGCGTTGTTGTTGGCTTTATTCTAAACTCAACTGCATTTGGATAATCACCAAATCCAGATATTACTTTCCAAGGTATGTTTACCTTCGAGTTTTCTTTTAAATAAATTGCAGCAGTTCTATCATCAAACGTAAATTGCGTACTACCACCCTTTGTTGGGTCTTGTGGTCCTCCAAATTCCATTATAGTCAACATAGATTGTGGTACACCATAACAAGCCATAATAGCTTTCATAGCTCTACCAGTTCCTTTATGCTTTAATAGATAAGGTAGGTTATTTAAAATTCTTCTCCATACTTCATTATTAGCATCTTCTAAACTTCTTCCATATTTTTGAACACCTTCTTCATTAGTACCAAACGCATATTCCCAAAGGAATTGAGAATCAAATGCTCTCTTTCCTTTCCATCCCATAGCATCCAACATTTGATATACCATAGTATTTGTTATACCAACATCCTGTTTATGTTCTAAATTTTTATTAGCTTTTAATGCATTTATGTAACACCATAAGATATCAAAGTGCTGACCAATCATATCTAAAAATAATAAGAAATCTGAATTCTGATAATCTTCTATCAAATATTCAGGCATATTATTTTTCATAGAATTTGTATTACCCACATCATAAGTTCCTCCAGTATTGGTTGCATATTCAAACCAACTAACTGAATCATTATTATTCCAACTTTTTAACACTCTATATGTTACTCCATTAGGTGCTAAATAATTTTGTTTTGGAAAAGCAAGTAAATGTTCAGTTTTATATAACCATTTTTCAAATCCATCAAATCCTTTTAATAAATTATTTATTTTAGTTGCTAATCTTTGAATCTCACCGGTTTGAGAAAATCCTTTATCACCAGAATATACTTCCCAATTCAATGTATATAATGAATCTTCAGTAACTATATCATCACCACCGTCAGTTAATAATGCCGCTTGAATTTCTTCATAAGGTGGAGTAAATGTAGTAGCCAATAAAGCTTGATATTTAAATCTTAAATCTTCTAATATTTTTATTTTATAATAAAAATTATTAACTCTTTCTTCGGCAGACCCAAAGTGTACAAAATTACTCCAACTATATTCCGAACCAATTACATACTGAATGTTTAATTTTTCGGTATCAATCGCGTTTTGTTCAGCAAATTTATTTATTAAATCAGTCGAAGTATATGAACCACTTGCTATAAGTTCATCATATACTTTAAATCCAATACCATTATCAGGCTCTAAAGAAAAATTAGGCCCTTTTAGTGGTGGACAAAATGATGTATCAACTCCACTAATTGTTATAGTTTCAATTATCGGGTCAGCTTGTAATTTGGAAATCCAAACTTGTTGATTAGGCTGAATCGTTGTTGGTAATGGTTCGTATAATTTTAAAATTAAGGAACCCTGGCTACCTGTCCAAGTTGTAATTACTTTATTATCGCCATTTCCTAAATGTAATAAATGCGTAAGATACTTAGATGAATCTATTTGAAAAGGTCTATCATCAAATTGATTTACAAATCCTTCTACCAATCTACTTATCGCAACTTCTCTTGGGATTGTTAAATCACCTTTATCGAAGTTTATAGTTATTACTTCCGTCTTACCAATAACAACTTCTTTACCACTTTCGTTATAAGGTACTAATTTTAAAATAATTGATATTTTATCAGTATCTTCAAACGTTTGAGATGAATCTAAATCTAATAGTTGTTGAAAATTTAAAACAACATTTCCGCTAGCCGCAGCTTTAATAAACTTATCACTTCCAACTTTATATATTCTTACATAATCGGTACTTACTGAATCGTATGATATGTTAAAATTTACATTAGTACCAACATAATCAGGACCAAATAATTCCGATGGATAACTTATATTTCTAATATCAGGTACCCCTACCCAAATATCTTTTGTTGCGTTAATTGTTAATTCTAAGGATTCACCATCACCTCTTGTATTGGATGGGACTATAATTATTTTATATACACCGATATCAGAAAACGCATACGGTGGTAATGATATTACAAATTCATTTTCCGTTGGTACATTGTATTCTAATTCTTTTTGATTAACATAAACCTTTATAGATTGTATATTTGTTTCTTTTACCAAACCAATAGGAATTGGTGCACCAGAATTTAAATTATATAATCTTTTTGTTTCTGGATTACTTAATCTAAGGATTGCAACATCTTCTAAAATTGGTTCAATAACGGCTTCCGATGTAATGTTTATAATATCTCCCTCTACCGCATCAAACCTAAATAATAAACTTTCGTTTGATTGTGCAGTTAAATCCTGAACTATTTCAGTATTTCGTATTAATTGTATAGATGTAATTCGATATAATGATTTATCCGCACTTCTTATTACACTAGGTCTATCTGATTTAATAGGAACTTCGGTAGTACCACTTGTAATTCTTTGTACACCATCACTAAGTGATATAGCTTTTTTATTTACAAATTCAATACTATTATCAATACCATTTAAATTTATTTTTATTTTACTTTCAGATGGAATTGGGTCTACTGGAATTGGGTCTTCTTTTTTTACTACAAGTTCATTGAAATCTAATACCTGTATTTTATCCTCTATATTATAATTAAATTCTTGTAATACATCGTTTTTATAGTATTCAATCTTTATAGTGAATAAAGGTGTAGATGAATATACCAAAGATGCATTTGATAAATCAAGTAATCCTCTGGTTGTATAATTTACTAAACTATCATAGGGATTTACATTTATTCCAAAATTGTAATTTGGATTTTGAACAACACTTACTACATATTTTTCATTTGAAGTATATCCTTCTTTTTGCAAAGTAACAATTGCAGATGATAATGAAAGTTCACTTATTGTTTTTCTAAATGTATGTGGAGTTGTTTTAAAAATGTTTTCATTACTTATAAAAACAGATGCATTGGAAACATTAGATGATACTCTAAATGTATATGATGAATCACTATTAGCTAATCCAGGCTGACTTGTTATTGGTACATACGGCGTTTCTCCATTTTGTGATGGTTCACTTGGAGTAGTAATTGCATCACTTGGTACAGGTATAACAATCCCAGTAAATCCGTACTCATCAGCACCTCTGACACCAGATGAACCACCCGCACCAGCACCACCCCCATAGGATAGGCCAGATACAGGGTCCGAATCACTTAGTAAATAACTATTGTATTCGGAATTTGGGTTTTGTACATCAATTCTGTCTGCCATTTTTTATTACTTTATAAGTATTTTTATTTTATCTATATTCTATTCGTTCTCTACCCATACCACCATCTGCTAAATTAGGTCTACCAAACCCACCATCTTCAGGATTACCAATTGATGATGCACCACCACCAATAAATCCACCGCCACCACCTGAATATACTGGTGGTTCTGGTTCTGTGTATGGTGGGTCTCCAACAGGCGTTTCAATTGGTAACTTTGGTAATGATGGTTCATCCGGTGGAGGGGGTGGAATTTCTTTTTCTAATTCCTTTTCAAACACTAAAGTTTTTTCATCTATTACTTGTTTTTCTATTGTAACAATTTTTCTTTCAGGAGATTTGGTATCTATTAAAATATCAGTCTCATATCTCTGCATAACTTTACCAACATCATCTAAACTTTCTTCAAGACCAACTCGTTGTGTAACATCTCTTTTTACATCTAATTGAGTTAAATAAAAATCTACTGATTTTGCTAATAATAATTTACAACTTTCTTTTATTTCGTTTTTAGATAAATCAAGTTTTGGCCTCGTAGTTAATGGCTTACCATAACTATTACTTCTTATATCAGAATTTCTATTGGTAAAATAATATCCAGCTGATTCTATAAATTTAGTATGGATTTTAGCTATCAAAGATTCAAAATCCGTAATTTTGTATTCTGCTCTAAATTTATCAAACCATTCTCTTGAATATTTATTTCTTATAAAATCCGATATCGATGTTGGTGTTATTTTATCTAAAAAAACAAATGCGGAGTTTATTAAATCATCTCTGAATTGTTGGTTTTGGATAAACATACTATATCGCTTTTCCAATTCAGTATTTGTATATCCAGAATTTTTTATAGGAAATAATCTAACTTCTGTACGAGATGGTGATATTTCGGAAACCCATAATTTATCTTGCGGTTGTTCACTACCAACTCTTTTATTTAATAAGGTTATTTGTGTTTTAAATATACCATTATCATATCCGGCTTCTCTCAATAATCTTTCCACATCTATAAAATATTCAGATGGGAATTGATTTTTTTCAAATAATGTACCTTCTGCTACTAAAAAATAATCTCTTATATTTTCAGTAGATAATGTTACATATCTAATCAACTTATCATCCTTTTGTGGTAATTGATTATCATTGATATCATATACAATAAATTCAATAGCATCTTTATCACCAAACCCAAAAAAAGATTGTAGATTTCCTTCCTCAAAAATTTTTCTATCTTTTGAGTTAATTCGGTATCCTTTATAATCTATAATATCTTTAAACTTCTTTACTGCCATTTTAATTTATTTTATCCACCCCATTGGTTTCCTCTTTGTTTTTGTAATGCCACCGGAAGATTAAGTGTACCCACTTCCGATTTTAAAATAAGATTTCCATTATACTCCGTATCTCCAGTAAATCCAAATCCGGCGTTTGGTTTATATCCATCAACCTTTTTATCGATTGTAGATACTTTAACGCCTTTATTTTCACCGGGTTTTAGAGTAAGTGGTGGTATTGGGTTGAATATACCGGCAATTGCACCATCTTGTGAAAATGTAATAGTAACGGGCTTTTTTGTAAAATTTGCAATCCTTAATTCAGGACCATTAACCCAAGTTCCCCTACCATCATCTTTTGCTCTACCTCTAAATGTTAAATCAGGATATTGTTTATCAGAAATATTTGCCACTTTAGCAGCAAAGTCATCAGATACTTTAAATCCTTCTTGTATTTTAGCAGCTTTACCAAATAATTCTTCTCTCAACTGGTCTACCTGCTTTTCTAATGTTTGATTTCTTGCAAATAAAGAAACTCTTTGAATTGATTCAGCGGTTGCTTTTTGTATTGAATTTTGAAGTTCAACTATTGTACCAGTAACTTTAGCATTGGCTTGTTGTGTTTGGTTTTCGGCCGTTGCAACAACTAAATCTTTTCCATCAATTTGAACTATTAAACTTTGAGTAACTATTTCTAACTCTGTTACTTTTGCTCTTAAATCTAATATATCCGCATTTAATTGTGTTATTATAATATCTCTATTAGCAATTTCAACTAATGCTGCATCATAGATTGTTTTTAGAACCATTTCAGGTAAAACTGGAGCCTCTACTGGAATTAATTCTATAATTGTAGTATCTATGGATTTTAATAATTCCGATTCTTTGTATTTCGGTCTTGATAATTTTCCAGAAACGATACCATCTTCCTCAACAGAACCACTAAACACATGGACACCAAACGAGTTTTTAGTGGTAAGTGCCAATGAACCACTAACTAAAATCTGCCCAACTTTTTTTTCGTTTTTTAATCCTGTTTTTACCATTTTTAATCTTTTACAACATTGAAAGTTAATTCATTATCAAAATATTGAACATCACCATCGTTATCAATTTTAAATTCAATCTTATAAACTCGTCCAGCTTCCCAATTTGAAAGATTTAGTTTTATATAATTTCCATTAGAATCACAATTTAATTTTGAGTAATTACTAAATGGTATTATAATATCATCGGAAGCAAAATCTTTAATTTGGTAGTATGATGTTTGTGGTAAATATTTTATATCAGTATATGCAAATGTATTTGTAAAAGTTTTTAAAGGATATAACTCTCTAGCAAATATTCTCATAGTTGGAGTTGTTTCTGCTTTATATTCTTTTTTCAAATTAGTAATTCCTACTTTAATATCAGATGCTACTAATTGAGTTAATGAGCCCGTTATGAAAGATTGGTCATCCCAACCAATTCTAATTTTTGGTTGATATATTGTATTTGTTTCTTTACTAAATAATTTTATAACACCATAATCCTGTGTATTATTTTCTAATGTATCATCAAATTTAATTATTAATCCATCGTTTGGTATAGAACCACTCATCCAACTTCTTAGTAATGGTTTTACATTCATTTCTAAATCGGCTGTTTGGTATTGGAAATCCTGAGTTATGCTTGTGGTTGTCCACCAAGTACCACCTTGTCCATTATTTGGATTACTATCACTATTAGGTGCTAACCCATTCTGCAACCAATCTAATTTAGTATCACCTTCTCTATAATTCCAAGTTACACCTTGAGTTGATACATTATCAAATCGGGTACCAGTACCCATTTGCCAACTTTGAGATATTGGATACGCATATAATGTATATTCCAGTGGTAATTCTTCACTCTTTGTTTCTTTTAATATAAGAGTAGCTTCTTCTAACTTAATACTATTATTCACCAACGAGGAAGATAAGAATCCTACTTCAAATTTTAAAAGAGCACGTGACACATCTTTAATATTACCATAGTAAATTTTACTGATTTCTAATATTTCATCCAAACCGGTATTTTGATTTGGTTGTTGTAAATATATCGATGCATCTTTTGATGCTGTTAGGAAATAGTATGCCATTATCTTACTCTGCCTTTTATGTCCGAATCCGGATATTTAATTTCAAAAACCGATGGGTCTAAAGATGGATATACAATCTTAGCTTTAGTTGCCGCTTCTATATTATATGAATTTGGTGAATATTTTCCACCACATTTATTTGTTATTTTAAGTATAGGAACAGATGATACTCCCTCAACATTAGCTATTAACAATTCAACTTCACTTAAATTAATAGTTTGATTAAATGTCCAATTATCTACACTAAAATATTGTTTCAATTCATCTATACAACGTGTAACAATCTCACTCTTATTATAATTTCCAAATGTAATTATTTCAAATTCAATTCCGATATTAATTACAAATCCATCTAACATATTAATTCCATCAGTTAGTAACCTATATTCATTCATATAAGTTTTTAAATTCTCTTTAACACCTCTACTCAATCCAGTTAAATGCCCATTAACATTATATCCTAACAAATATAAATTAATAGCAAATGGATTATTTTTTTCATTTTCATTTGATGTCTTACCAATTAAAAATCTAGTTATATCTTGCTTTACAGATTGTTCATTTGGTTCTTCACTATCAGGTTTATTTACAAAACTCATAACCAAATCGGTGAATTCTTGTAGGTGATTTGGGGATGCTAATATAGATGCAGGTGAATTGTTATCCAATGTTCCATCCGCTACTGCAAATGCTTTGGCAACTGCTCCAAATTTAGAAGGCATTGATAAAGCTCTTACTTGGTAATCATTTGCAGTTACTGCTCTATTTTGAGAACCAAAATTTGCTAATGAATTTTGTCTTATTTCTTCTAAGCTTTCAGTACCTCTACCACCTGTACCAGGTATTTCATTATCAATAGCTACTGAATTTTTTATTTGAGAGTATATATTAAAATCCACTGCATTGAATGTATCGATATCTTCTTCAAATTCGATAGTATTGATTTTTGTTAATTCCCCAACAGCAATATTTGATTCCACACCACCACCTACCATATACTTTACAATCATAGTAGTATTTGATGGAGATGTTCCGTATGACTTTGTTTTTAAGAAGTTTGTTGGGTCAAATGATTCTTCTAATCTACTAATAGAATTTGGTAATCCTAACCCCACATTTTTAAGATTTGGAATTAATTGTTCATCCGATGCCGATGAATCACCAGCACCAAACTGAATACTAGTTGTATTGTTTTGATTTACCTTTGTTACAAATCGTCTTGCAGTTTTTATTGTTTTTAAAATAAATGGTACAGTTGATTTAAATTGATATAAATCAGGATCGTTTATTTCGGTGTTTGGAGTATCTACAAAAACCATTTCTTGTCCAAGATATGGAACTTCATACCACTTATTACCATTTGAATCCCTAACATCATAAATTTGAATTACATTAGTTTCATCCAAATCAATTTTTTGAAAAGGAACATAGTTTGTAAAATTTACTTCTTTTTCTCTTAATTCACCAGATAATGCTTGTACATATTTTTTAACCAAATAAAACAAAGGTTCTCCAGTATTTGCATCTCTTTGATATATTGATATTTCTCTACCAATTTCATCTGAAAAATCAACTATATCGATAGTTCTAAAAACAATATTATTGTTTGTCGAATTACTTAGTAATCCCTCTTTTATTCTTAGATAAAATTTTTCATCTGGTTTGTTATTAATACCAACTCCAATAGATGGTACTAATTGATATACACTTAATGTAGTTATTGCAGGAGATGTTACTTTTGGTTTGTATCCTAAATATTGAGCTAACGCTAATACACTTTGAGGGTCTTCCGCATAAGTCATTAAGGATTCCTTCAACGTATCATCAATATAATATGATAAAGAATCACCTATATATGATGCCATTTCTATAAACATCATACCCGGTGATGATTCATTAAAATCAGAATATGTTTTGGGGAAATAAGTTTTTGCAAATTCAATTAAATTACCTCTAAATGATGCAAAATCTTTATTAAGATATTTTATATCTTTTCCTTTATTTTTAAAATTTCTATTTGTTATTGTTATTGACATATTCTATATTATTATGCGCCCAAATTAAAAGTTACAGTATTCAATTCCGGATTTCCAAAAATACTAAAATCAATTGATATCTTTACTGTGTTTGTATCTTTATCAAAATCTGATGCTTCTACATTAATTGTTTCAACAGTTATATAAGGTAACCAATTTGTTATGGCTTCGTTTATAGTTTCTTCTATTTTTTCAGCCAAAGTATCATCATTAAAATCAAAAAGTAATTCTTGCAGTCCACTTCCAAAATTAGGTTGCATCACTCTTTCACCTTTTTTTGTTAATAATAAATTTCTAATATTAGAACTAGCTTGCTCAATTGTTTTAAAACTTTGATTAAATGCAGTATTACCAATTTGAATTGGCAAGGTTATACCTATCGCAAAATCATCAAATTTTTTCGTATCTTGTACTAACTTCTGTCCTAATACAATTGCCATTGTTACTTCTTAAATCTTTTTACTAATTCAGAATAATCTCTGTTAAAAGCCTTATCTAATTCAGCCACTCCGGTATTTACACCCAATCCGGTTGGTTGAGGTCCTCTTGCCAAATCACCATAACCCATTTTTTCAGCAATTGCCGTTTTACCTACAATAGAACCCATGTCACCTTGTCCAAAATTCATTGTTCTAAACCCACTATCTCCTTGTGGAATTCCACCGCGTGTTTCATTAAGGATTTGATTAATTATTGGGTTTTTACTGAATTGTTTTTGTGGTACTAAGTTATTAGATACCGATTCTTCAATAAGCTCATCATCTAACATAGCTTTAGCCATTGATAATCCAGTAGTTTTTTCTTTAGCAGGTTGTTTACCCTCTGCTAACATTTTTTTCATCTCAGCCTTCACACCTTCCTTAATTAAAGCAGGTAATTGTTCTTTAAGTTCCTCTTTAATAAGAATCTGAATGGCTTTTAATAATTTGTCCGTATTCATACTTTATTATTTGTTATGTTTATAAATATTTGAATTGTTATTTTTGGGATTTATTCATAGATAGATACGTGCATAGGGTCAAAGTTTCTTAACCAAGTCATACCTTTTGATTTAAAAATTTCTGCAACTTTTAAAAATCCCCTATCAAATTCATCAAAATCTCGCTTCTTAACCTTACCAACATAAATACCATCATCACCAAATTTATACCCATACGGATATTTTATAGTATTCATATCTATCGCAGTTCCCCAAGCATGATTGGATAAACGGGTACCTCCAGTAACATTTCGTACAGCAAGCCCACCTGCACAATTTTCAATATATTTTTGCAAACCTTGTTTTTTTATTTCATTAATTGCGGGCTGAACTATTGCTGCAAGGTCTTTATGTACTGTTATTTTTTTATCACCACTTTTTGTTGGAAATAATATTTGTGTACAATTTTGTTTTATGTACGCTGGATTTTGTTTATACCAAGTTCTAGACCCCTCCGTACTTGATACTTCAAAATTTGGAGAAGGTCCTTCACCTAAAGCTGGCCAAAGTCCATTTCCAACTTTTTTATATAAAGCAGCATCACCTCCACCTCCACCTCCACCTCCACCAGTACGAGTACCACCTGTATTAGTATCGTTTGTTAATTCTTTTTGTAGTTGTATAACTTCTGTTGGACTTTTTGGTGTACCAACCTCATCTTCATCATTAAATTCGGATTCATAAATTTGGGCAGTCTTTGGATATTCTACAAGTATATCAGTTTGTATCGCCTTTGCTTCTTCCTCATCATCAGGTAAAAATTCATCTACCGATGGTTTCGCAAGTTGGACAGTATAACCAGACCAATTAGATATACCAGGACCTGGCGTATTTAATGGTGGGTATGTAGATACTGTATTTACAATACCACTAACCGTATTTAGATGTTGTTGAGCATATCGTATAAACTCATCAATCAGTAGCTTATGATTTTTGGTTGGTTGTATAGCTCCCATATTACGATTGTCTTTGTTCTTTTGTTAATGTATAGAACCCCCAATATTCCCAATGCCAAGCTTCATCCATACCACCACCATCGGCTAATCTATATGGATTATACCATCCATATTTTGGCCCATTTGCAGCCAACCATTGATATATTTTGGAATTTTCACGTGTATATCTAGCAGGTGCGGGCGTTGCTCTACCAACTCCTAATGCTCTTGCACGTGTTTGTTGCATACCGGCTATCTCACCAAAATCAGTTGATAACCCCCATCCGTGTGGAGACTTTCCGGGTGTAGCAGCACTACTTGAACCATACTTCTCAAAACACGCTACTTGTCCAGCATAATCTCTATATGTAGATGACACTCTCCACTTAACTCCTTCTTTTTTGGCCTGTGCTATCATTTTGTTATACATTCTTGCGGCCTCAATGTGTAATATACCTCCCCCATACGATGCGTCTATACTTCCTAGTTTATCTTTTGGTATTTTACCATTTCCAAAACTTGCTAAACCAGGTGGAGGTGGTGGTGCCGTTGCTCCCACATTTTTATATATTTTTGGAAGTGGTCTATTAGGGTCATCTTCGACAAAATCACTATTATCAACATCTTCACCACCACTTACTGGAGTTGGTGGTTTTGGTGGTGGTGGTAGTATTGGGGTTGGTGGTTTTGGAGTACCTACCTCATCTTCATCATTAAATACCACTTCTTCAGGATTACTATTAAATGTTGAATTAGTTTCTTGTACTACTTGAGGGTCCTCCGATTCTTCATCTTGAGGAACTTCTCCTAATAATTCCTCAGTTTCACCAATATCAGTATCAGGCATATCATCATTTTCGGTTTCACCCTCTCTTAAATCAGGCTCACTTCCTCCTAATGTGGGCTGTTGCCACTGTCCACTATTGGTACATACGATAGATACAATTTGAATATTTTGAACTGCTCCAGTTGCTGGTGGTGTTGCGGGTGGTGATGGTACGGATGATGGGTCTAATTGTGCCCCTGCCCAATAAGCTAAAACCCCCTTTCCCATCTCCCCAACCAAATCGTATGGTTCTTTTTGAGATACACCACTATCTAATGCAGATTTCATTAATAGTTTCAAAGATTGCACATTTCCTGTTTTCATCTTTGATTGAAACAAAATATCACTTCCTCTTTTTATAGCAGCATCATATTCAGTAGCATACAAATCAGCAATAGTATCCGTAGATTTTATTGATTCTGGGTTTGTTACAACTCTTAAAATATTTTCTCTAAAGGTTTCCCAAGACATTTTTTAAGAAGTTTTGTTTAATTCACTTAATACGGATTTTAATTTAGATTTTATTGTATTAAATGTTGGTTTATTTACCGGTCCAGTTGCCGAAGGTCCTGATGGTGTTAGAAATTCTTGTGCCACTATTGCATCTATTAATTCTTCCATTAACTTAACCCAACTATCACCTTTTACCAATGGTTCTAACTTTGTATTACCCAAATTTATCTTGCCATTAGATGTATTGAAATTTATATCTCTATCCGCCGCTGTTACATTTATATTATCTCCCACCGTTATATCAATTCCCAATTTATTATCAATTGACATCGCACCATCGGATATAAATCCATAATTCTTTTTTGAAAAGAATATCATTTCAGCATTCTTTGATGAAATAATAACTCTACCAGAATTAATTAAAATTTGGTCTCCTATTAATTTAGATGGAAAAGCTTTAAACGTATTCGGTTTAGTTTCGAAATCAGATGAACCTTTATCTGATAATGTTCCGGGTTGAAATGGTAATTGATATTGATTGGAGCTTAATACAATTACACTACCATCCGTATTTATGTTTTCTTCTGTTGGTAATTTTATTAGTTGTTTTTTTGATTCAGCGTTTTCACCATTTCTTAATATTATTGTAGGTGAAAATGTTTTTTCAGAATTATTAAATGCGGAAAATCGTATAGATTGACCGAAACGAGTTTCTACTAAACTATCACCTTCATACAATTTTAATTTATGAACACCAGGCTCCTCTACAAAATAATCACCATATTTGTTATATTTAGCTGATTCATCTACATTACTCATTGGAGTTCCTGTTTGTTCAACTGTTTTGTAATTTTTACTTTTATCTTCAGTTGTTGGTTCAGGTCTGAATAATTCGGATATTACTGTTTTTTTAGTATCTATGTTTGGTGTTCGCTCTGCACCAATTCTTCTATAATAGGCAGTACCATTTGTTTGTACAATTTCTACCGATTCATTTATTACAGGTAGTGTTTTAAAATGCTTATCATAGGGAAATGCAATTGGTAATGATGCATCATCTGTTGATGGTTGTCCTACAACCCTATACTGTACTGCACCGATATATGAAGATTCTCCCTTAGCTTCAATTTGCGCAGCATCAAGTGATTTTAAATATGGATGGGTTTCATCTAAAATTACAGAATATACTACACCAAATCCAATTGGAGGTTTAGTACCACTATTTTGTACAGAATTTACTGCGCTTATTTGTGAATTTCCTAATGACATATTACTTCATTTTCTTTTTTAAATCTTCTAATTCAAATTCTAAGTCATCCACTCTTTCAACTTCTGCTTTAGTATCTTCTAAATCTTGCAATAATTGATTTTTTTCAAACTCGGTTAGGAAACCATCCTGTCCTTCTGCCTTTTTTTCCGATGCTATAATTTTAGTTGCGATTGTTGCTAATTTAACTAATTGGTCATCATTTTTTACCGAACTATCGATTAGTGAAGATAAAATAGGGCCCACACTTGCTACATCACCGGAGTGTTTAATCATCTTTTTAAGTTCTTCTATTAAAGCACTTATTTTTGATTTTTTTGATAATTGGTTGTTATATATATCCTCAAATAGAGAACTTAGATTCTTTCCTTTAAATAATTCGAATTCTGTTGACATGTTAATATATTTACATTTTGTATGTATATAAATATGGTTCTATTAAAATGTTGAAATTAAATTGCGATTACTTCAATTGTAATCTTAGGTTGATATCCTTCGGGTAGTTGTCTATTAATACCTTTGAATTCGTTTACTTTGTTCTTAAAGTATGTTATTTGTAATACCTTATCCGTTAGGTTCATTACGGTTTGAGATGAAGTAGACATCTCTTTTGT